TGGAGATTTAGCACTTAACGACCTTAAGGCAAAGTATCCTAATTTTCCATATCCACCGCAGCCGAAGTACACCGACAAAACAGCCAACGGACTAACTAAGTGTATTAAAGATTTTCTTAATCTATCAGGACACCAAGCCGAGCGGATTAGTTCAATGGGGCGTGTGATTGATAAACGATTTATTAATACTGACGTGCTGGGTAGGCAAAAGCAAATCGGAAGCATTCAGTATATTAAAGGAACTTCAACAAATGGGACAGCAGATATTTCAGCAACGATAAAAGGCAGGTCTGTAAAGATTGAAGTCAAGATAGGTAAAGACGTTATGAGCCAAGCGCAAAAGAACTATGCACAATCTGTTATTAATGCTGGTGGCGTGTATGTTATAGCGAAAGACTTTGATAGTTTTATAGAATGGTATGATGATTTTATGTTAAAAAATTAGTTTACATCAAAAGTATTAGTATATTTGCAGCACATAAAGACAAGTAAGGCGGTCTGAACTTATTATAATCTCCTCGCCTTTGCTAGCCTTACAGCATCGGCGGGGATTTTAATTTTTAAGATATATGAATAATTATTTAAAGTTTTTGGAACAAAAAAAGCATTCAATAGGTAATTTTGGATTTAAACCAAATTACATCCCCGAAATAGCTTTTGACTTTCAAAAATATGTAATTGAAAAAGCAATTGAGAAAGGTAGGTGCGCTGTATTTTTAGATACTGGACTTGGAAAAACCTTAGTTCAACTTTCTTTAGCTGAAAACATTGTAAGACATACAAATAAAAATGTATTGATACTTACGCCTTTAGCGGTTGCTTTTCAGTTTGTTTTAGAAGCCGAAAAGTTAGGGATAACAGATATTGAGTATTCCAAAGACGGAAAGTTTACAAAAAAAATAGTGATATGTAACTATGAGAGGTTACACTATTTTAACTCTAAAGACTTTGAAGGAGTTATACTCGATGAAAGTTCTATTTTAAAAAACTTCGACGGTAAAATAAAGCATGAAGTTACAAACTTTGTTAAAAAAATACCTTTTAGATTTTTGTCAACTGCAACTCCATCACCTAATGATTTTATAGAATTAGGCACAAGTAGTGAAGCACTAGGGTATATGGGTTACATGGATATGCTAGGTAAGTTTTTTAAAAATAATCAAAACAGCGTAGACAGTAATAACCGAAATATTGGTGAAAAGTTTTACTTAAAACCTCATGCGGAAAAAGATTTCTTTGCGTGGGTAAATCAATGGTCAATAATGGCTAAAATGCCTAGTGATTTAGGATTTAGCAACGAGCGTTATAACTTGCCTAAGTTGATTGTAAATAAACATATTGTAGAAAATCAAAGTATGTTTGATGTAGATGGACAAATATCTATGTTTGTACCTATTGCTAAGTCAATGACTGAAGTAAGACACGAACAAAAGCAAACAGAGGAAAAACGATGTGAGAAAGCTGTGGGACTAGCTAAAGGAAAAACGTCTGTTTATTGGTGTAATACAAATAACGAAAGTTCAATACTTAAAAGTTCTGATTCCGATGCTGTTGAGATAATCGGAAGCCAAAGCATCGACAAAAAAGAGGAAATACTTTTGGCGTTTGCTAACGGTGAAATTGAGCGATTAATAACAAAAGCTAAGATGACATCAATGGGTTTAAATTGGCAGCATTGTAATCATTCTGTATTTTTTCCTACATGGAGTTATGAGCAATACTACCAAGCTATAAGACGTTTTTGGCGTTTTGGTCAAAAGAATGATGTTACTATTGACATGGTAATTTCTGATGGTCAAACAAGAGTACTCGAAGCACTAGAGCAAAAAACACAAAAGGCAATTGAACTACATAAAAACCTAACTGAAAACGTTAACCGTTCATTTGAACACAAAACAAAAGAATTTAACAAAGAAATTATTAAACCAAACTTTTTATAATCATGGAAAACAAAGTAAAAGACCAAGTAATAACAGATAAGTACGCAATTTATAATAGCGATTGTATGCTAGTGATGCCAACGCTAGACGATGAAAGTATTGATTTATCGGTATACTCTCCTCCATTTGCTGGACTTTACAATTATTCGAGTTCTGAAAATGATTTTAGCAACTGCGAAACTAAAGAACAGTTTTTAGAACAATATGAGTTTTTAATAAAAGAAATCTCGAGGGTAACAAAATCGGGTAGGATTACCGCTGTACATTGTACCGATGTTTTTGATAATACTTGCAGACTTTGGGATTTTCCAAATGAGATAATAAGACTTCATGCAAAGTACGGTTTTGAATATCGTAACCGTATAACGATTTGGAAAGAACCGTTAAAAGTTCGTATGCGTACAATGGTGCAAAGTTTAATGCATAAGTTTATAGTTGAAGATTCAACTAAATGTTTTACTGCAATGCCTGATTATGTTTTAGTGTTCACTAAGAAAGGAGAAAACAAAGTACCAGTAACACACCCTTTTGGAATTAATCACTATGCAGGTGAAACTCCAATACTACCAAACATTTTAAGAGCGTGGAATAACGCAAACAACTCTAATTTAAACGAGGTTGAGCTGTGGGAACATTTAAACAACATTAATGAAGATGATAAAATAACAAAGCTAAATCATTACATTTGGCAGCGTTACGCCTCTAGTGTTTGGGATGATATTAGGATAGATAATGTTTTGCCTTTTCGAGATAGCAAAGAGGAAGATGATGAAAAGCACGTACACCCGCTACAACTAGATGTTATTGATAGAATTGTAGAATTATATTCAAATCGTAACGAGGTTGTTTTAACTCCTTTTATGGGAGTAGGTAGCGAAGTTTTTAGTCCCGTTTCTATGGGTAGAAAGGCAATTGGTATTGAGTTAAAAGATAGCTACTTTAAACAAGCTATTTTAAACTTAAAAGAAGCCGAAAAAAGATTTAAAGAAGCGCAAGCAAAACAATCGTTAATAGTGTTTGAAGATGCAAAAGAAACTATCTAAAATATTTGTTTTGGTGGATTTACTGGTTCAAGAAATTGACGAGCCAGTAATGACACCTACAAAGCAGACAAAGGAAATTCAAGACAAAGCAAAAGAACTACAAAATTTACTAGAACCAGTATTATCAAAGTTTTATGATAATCAATCAGTAAAGCAAAGTAATTTTTTTCAAACGATGCAGAATAAGTTTAATTATATTTTTGACAAGGAATATAAATGACCATCATCGACCTCAACCTATCTCTAACACCTCAACCCTCAAAACTCGGCAGAATGTACCGACACAAATCAACTTATAAAATATACGACAAGGGCAGTAAGTGGGTAAACGGAGTTGAACGTTGGCATTGGATTTACACTTTCATTTACACAGACGATGGAACGTTATTTGGTTTTGAGTTTGGATATAACGACGAGTTTGTAAGGAAGTTGAGCCATAAGGATGTTAGGGAAGTTGAGGAGAAGTATAAAAAACTTGCATAATTCAAAAATAATTTTATAACTTTGAAAAAAAACTTTTGGACAATATTTTTAAACAGCATCAAAAATGGATAAAAATAGCCAAAACATTTGGAGCGAATGATTATGCAGAGGACTTAGTACAAGATGCCTATATTAAGTCATTAAGCAAAGAAACAGTAAACGAAGCGTTATTTTATTTTATTCTCCGCGATTGCATCGCAGACTATTTCAGAAAAGAAAAGAGAATATTATATTACATTGAACCGAGCCAATTTGTAAACGAAAGTATTTATCAGTTTATAGATAGCTGGCATCCATACGATAGAAAGTTATATTTACTCTACATTAACGAAAAGTTATCGATGAGGGATATATCAAAAGCCACAGATATTAGTTTAACAAGTATTTACAACACAATAAAGAATTGCAACGAAAAGCTATTAAAGTTTATCAATGAACACCACGAACTACAGTTGTGAGAGTATGATTGCAATAGTGCAAATTTACATTCATATTCACAAAAATGTACAAGTGAACATAAAAATTAATAACTTTGCACAAATCAGGGAATTAAAACGCGCTCACGCAATTGCTAAGCATTGGATGGAGCAGAATAATTTTAAAATATATGGCACGACCTAGAAAAGCAAAAGGACTTGGTGATGTTATCGAAAACATAACACACGCAACAGGAATCGACAAAGTAGTACACGCAATCGCAGGAGATGACTGCGGATGCAAAGAGCGTAAAGAATACCTAAACAAATTATTTCCGTTTGGTAAACGTGTTGTAAATTGCCTAACTGACGAACAAAAAGAATATCTTGGCACGTTCTTTGAACTAAACCCAAATACAATATACCCAATTCAACAAAGAGAACTGTCAGAGATTTACAAACACGTTTTTGATAGAATAGTAGACACAAATTGCGCTAGTTGTTGGAGAGATATAATTAAAGACCTTAAAAACGTTTATGATGAAAACAATTCTTAAACTTGCTTTACTTCTTACAATAGTAGGATGTAGCGAACCCGAACAAGAAAGAACACCCGATGCGAATTGTAATTGCTCGACTATTAAAGCAGCAACAACTTATACCATTCCTGGCAGAGTGTGGACAGTTGCAACAGTAACAAACGACTGCAACGGTTTGCAAAGCCAAATTGAATTAAACGGAGTTAGACGTATTGGTGAAAAGATATGTGATTAACGATAATTACGTTAAAATACGATGGCAAGAGCAGGACAATTTACAAAAGGAAATGAAGGCAAGCCAAAAGGAGCAACTAATAAAGTAACTCAAGAGGCGCGCGAATTGTTTTTGCAAACTTTGGAAGCGCAAGTTCCTGACATTATGGATGCTTTTAAGCAAGTAAAAGAAAAGAATCCAGCTTTATTTTTAGACTTGTTTCAAAAGTATGCACAGTATTTTGTGCCAAAGAAAACAAGTTTAGAGGGTGGTGATAAACCATTAGACTTTAATTTTAATATTAAAGAAGTGATTAATTTTGATAACTCTTAAATCAAAATACAAACCGCTTTTTACAAATGATACAAGGTATTTCATTTTAACAGGCGGTAGAGGTTCAGCAAAGTCTTTCGGGGTTGGGACTTTCACCAACCTTTTATCGTTTGAGCAAGGGCATAAAATACTATTCACGCGCCAAACAATGACAAGCGCACACCTTTCAATTATACCCGAATTTCAGGAAAAGATTGACTTAATGAATCTAAATGATTTCTTTGAGGTTAATAAGTCTGAAATTAAAAATAAGCAATCAGGAAGCGAGATAATTTTCAGAGGGATAAAGACTTCGTCAGGCGACCAAACCGCCAACCTAAAATCATTGCAGGGAGTTACAACGTGGGTACTCGATGAAGCGGAGGAACTCACAGACGAAGCTACTTTTGATAAGATTAATTTATCTATTCGACAAAAGGGCAAACAGAATCGAGTTATACTAATACTGAATCCATCCACAAAAGAACATTGGATTTACAAAAGGTTTTTTGAGGACAAAGGAATTTCGGAAGGATTTAACGGAATTAAAGACGATGTAACTTATATTCACACGACCTACTTAGATAACATTAAACACCTTGACCAATCTTTTATCGATGAGATTGAAAAGATAAAAGAAACTAATCCAAAGAAGTACAAACATCAAATTTTAGGCGGTTGGCTAGATAAAGCCGAGGGAGTTGTATTTACCAATTGGCGTGTTGACCATTTCATTGAGCAGAATCTCACAGCATACGGTCAGGATTTCGGATTTAGTGTTGACCCTACAACTCTCGTTAAAGTTTCAATAGACAAAGCAAACAAACGAATTTACGCGCAGGAGTTACTTTACAAACCGAAGTTAAACACGAGCGAAATCTACACGGAAAATGTAAGGTATTGCGGCCAACGCGGGTTAATTGTTGCTGATAGTGCAGAGCCACGCTTAATAGAGGAACTTCGCAGTAGAGGGTTAAACATTCGCGGAATAGACAAACCAAAAATAGTTGATAGGATTGCACTCGTTCAAGACTATGAATTGATAATATCGCCTGACAGTATCAATATCATTAAAGAATTAAATAATTACGTTTGGCACGATAAAAAATCACAAACACCTATTGACGACTACAACCACGCGCTTGACGGACTAGGTTACGCGGTGTGGGATTTAATAGGCAGACCTAATCAAGGAAAATATTACGTTTATTAACCTACAACAAAACGCTACTTTTTACGGTAATAGGGTATGAAACAACAAGTAAACATACCATCGTCGCTAGATGAAATCACCGTTGACCAGTATCAAAAGTTTGTTAAACTTATAACAGACAATCCCGATAGTACATTTACACGTCAAAAAACTGTAGCTATTCTTTGTCGTTTAGATATGGAGTTTGTACGGACTATCAAAATGCACAGCATCGACGATATTTATACGGACTTGCTTAAAATGTTCGACAGCAAACCGCCATTAATTGACCGCTTTAAAATCAACGGTAAAGAGTTCGGTTTTATTCCAAACCTTGACGATATGACTGCGGGAGAGTTTGCCGATTTAGATGACTACTTTCAAAACGCTGAAACGTGGCATAAGATGTTGGCGGTATTATATCGACCCGTTACAAAGAAACTATCCAACGCATACGACATCGAGCCATACAAAGGAACGGAACAATTTGCGGAAGTAATGAAAGACACGCCTGTATCAATTGCCATCGGTGCGCAGGTTTTTTTTTACAATTTAGGCAGGGAATTATTGAGCGTTACGATGGACTCTTTACAACAACTACCACAGCAGCAGAAGGAGATTATAGCCGAGAAGCTCAATTTGGTAAGAAATGGGGATGGTATCACAGCTTTTACGCAATTGCAAGGGGCAACGCTTTTGAAATTAACCGAGCAACCGAATTAAAGTTACACGAGTCGTTAATATGGCTAACGTACGAAAAGGAAAAGAACGAGATAGAAATCGCACAAATAAAGAAAAATGGTACACGAGGTAATTGATAGATTAAAACAGGAGTTTTTAAACGAACCGTTTTGTAACACCGCAACCGATGGCGATATATTCGACGTGGATTTGAATAAGATAACGATATTTCCGTTAACTCACGTTATGTGTACGGGGTTTCAAGATTTAGGCAGTACGGTATCGTTTTCTTTTTCTGTATTATGTATGGATATAATCGATGAAACTAAAAAAAACGAGAGCAATAAAAACAGCATTTGGAACGCACAAAGCGCGTTAATACTTCGCGTGCTGTCAAGTATTCGACGTGGAAAGCTACGCGGTGAGAATTGGCAGTTACAAGATGTGCAAACCGCTGTATTTTTTACAGAACGATTTGAAAATAATTTAGCAGGAGTTGAGCAGTCATTTACAGTACTTGTTCCTAACACTATGACAATATGTTAAGCGAGAATGTAAGCATAGCTTTAAATCGATTTGCTAAGCACGTGGTGACACAATCACGCGCAAACCTTACACGAGGTAATAAGAATGTAAATCGTGCCTTATACGAAAGCATTGCGGCGGACTTGTTTGTCGGTAAAAATAGTTTTGGTTTGTCTTTTGAGATGGAAGACTACGGACAGTTTCAAGATTTAGGGGTTAAGGGTGCTAATCCACAATTAGTGAAAGGAGGTCAACAAAAAGCACCCAATAGCCCCTTTTCTTTTAAGAACAAAAGACCGCCATCACAATTTATAGCAGAGTGGGCAAAAGCGCGTAACATAAGATTAAGAGATGAAAAAGGCAGGTTTAAAAAAGGCAACTATGATACAATTGGGATAATATTAGCTAATCGAATTTTTGCGCAAGGAATCAAACCGAGTTTATTTTTTACGCGACCTTTTGAAGCGGCTTTTGCTAATCTACCTGACGAATTAATAGAAGCGTTTGAACTTGATTTGGAATCACTACTAACACAGACAACGAAATGAAAGTAATATTTGTAAGAAGTCCTTATAAAATTGTAGTAAATGAAACAGACCAATTACTTACTAAGGTCGAGTTATACATTTACGCAGGTGGTGACACCGAACCCGCAACACCGACAATCACGCTAGAGAAGCAAATACCTGACACGATTAATCGCTCTTGCGCGTTTGATATTGCACCGTATATTAAAGACTATATTGAAGCGATTGCACCCGATGACGTAGTAGCCGAAAGCGATAGTTTTGATTTATGGCGTAAGGTGCGCGTGGTGTCGAGTTATAAGGATGATTTAGAGGGCGAATGGATTGAAGCGAACGATGAGGATTTAGTAGCGGTTAACGGGTTTACTTCGTTTATGGGCGGATGGAATCAATCAATTACAACCGATTTACTTTACTTGACTAATGCCGATGTAAGAATTAAAAGAAAAGACAACAATCAATACTTTAACGTTTTGGTTGACTTTGACAAGACAAGCGGTTTTGATGTTATTGCACGCTATCGAGAACTTGATAACACAACGGTTGAGGATGTTGTAATATTGGAGGAAGGTGTAGATGATAGCAATGTTTATTTATTAAAAATACCATACCGAACAGCCGACCCCGATTTAGCAGAAGGTAACAGCGTACAAGTTAGATATGATACGGGAGAGGGTGTACAGCAAAAACCGTTAGTATATTTCATCAATGAGGACGAGTGTAAATATACGCCAGTTGTTTGTTCGTTTATTAATCGTTTTGGTGGTTGGCAGTTTATGACATTCTTTAAAGCAAGAACTGACAATTACGATGTACAAAGCAAGGATTACAAGCTATTACCTGATGGTGATGATTATAATGAATTGCGCGGGCAAAAAAAATCATTTAACTTCGAGATGAGTCAAAAGGTTAAATTAAATACGGGGTGGGTTGAGGAAAACTATATTGAATTGCTTACTGATTTACTAGCAAGTGAAACGATATTACTCGACAATGTACCCGTAGTTATAGCAAATAAATCTATCCAAAAGAAAACCGCAGTAATTGATAAATTAATCAATTACGAAATGGATTTTGAATATTCTTTTAACCTGATAAACGACGTTAATTAATGGCTTTTGCATTATACATTTATATTGACAATGAGGATGGCGTACCCGTTTCGCATAGGTTAGAATTATTCGCGGATGAAAGCGTTTCGGTAGTTTCATCGGTTCAAAACTTTCGAGATTTAGGCAAGGTATTTACAGACTATACAAAGTCTTTCACAATCCCCGCAAGTACGCACAATAATAAAATCCTCAAACATTGGTACAATAGCGAAGTTGGCGCGACGTCAATCGATAACCCGTTAAGCGTTGATGGTGCGTTTGACCATCGTATTAGCTACTATGCACGAATTGAAATAGATACTATTCCTTTTCGGTATGGAAAGTTATTATTAAAAGGCAGCAAAAAAACCAATAACAAAATTGAGAGTTATACAGTTGAGTTTGTCGGCAACCTAGTACAGTTAAAGGAGCGGTTCAAAGATGACAAGTTAAAAGACCTAGCGTATTTTGAGGACGGTGTGCGTATTAGTTACTACGACCAACTTAATCACGCGTGGAGTTTAAGCGAGGTACAAGATAGAGTACAAACGCCTGACAGTACAATTTGTTACCCGTTAATTGGAAGCCGCAGAAAATTCTTTTTAGACAGCGGAACAGCATCGCAAGACATTTCAGAAACAGCAGGTCGATTACTATTTAACGAGTTGTTTCCTGCGCTGAAAGTTTCAACGATATTAGGATATATTCAGGACTGTTACGGAATTACTTTCGAGGGTGCATTTATATCGAGTCAAACGTTTAGCAAGCTATACTTATATTTAAAAAATCAAGAGGAGTTTGCGATTAAACCCGAACAGCTAAGGATTGATTTCACGTCGAAAAGTACAAATACAAGAATTGAGGATTTGTTTGGTGATTTAATCGATACAGCAACGGGAGCAGGTTTTAACGATATGAATCTCGACACAGATACTTTAGTGTTTGATAATGATTTTATAAATCAATTTTTTGACCCGCCATCAACACCAATAGGTTACACTCCGTCAATTTCATATAGACGAAAAGTATTATTAGAAATTACCACAGCATCAAGTAATTCTTATGACCTGTATATTTATAATAACGGCGTTTTATTTAGTTCATTTATTGGCAGGGTTGGAACACAAACTTTCAATATAATTGACACTATAATTTTACAAAATATAACCCCTATTTATAATTTTACTTTTTTCATTAGTTCCGAAGCAGGTATTTCTTTTACAAG